TAGTTTTCTATCGATAAAGTGACCGTATTCATGCAATAGTATGTGCCTATTGCCCTCTCTACCCCTATCTGTCGGAGTCTTGATAATTCCAGACGTTTGATTGAAAGAGCCATCAGGGTAAGATATTATGCCGTTTGGCTTAGGAAGTTTATTAATAATCTCCTTAGCTTCGTCTGTAATATCAGTCATCATTTCATCAAATTGGCTATCAAAACCAAGTACAGGATTAGGGATAATAGGTACAACGACCTTCTTAGGAATAGCTAACTTCGTTGAAAGTTGCTCTACTGTGAGTGGATTACCCGACTGATTAACCAAGTCTGTAAACTTCATATTTCCTTTTTTCCACAAATCAAACTTATTAGCGCCTAGTGCGTCTCTTTGAAACTTTTCTGATTTGCCTTTTAACCAACCCTCATATCCTAGCTTGTCTGATACTTGACCATCCATACTTGCTCTAGTTGATTCAGGAATCTCATCGAAATCGCCTTTAGCACCTAACTCTTCCCAACTCTTAGTGATTGGCACTTGTGTAGAACGACAACCCCAGTGTGCTGTTACACCTGGGAAATTTACACTGTGATTGATAGGCTTTCTTTCAGGGTTTGACCAAGTTAATCCGTCTAGTCCTTTACAAGTGTTTGACGTTCTTGAGTCTAGTGTTGATACCCACTCAATGCTTTTAATAACATCGTCATTATCAGCGTATGTCATTAAGCGTGATTCGTTTGCTACTGCTTGAATAGATGTCCTTACTAATGCCTCAGCACTGCGTCTGTTAGCTTGTAATGCGCCATCTTTGAATTTGTTTGGTGATGTTCCGATAAGGTTCTTAGTTATTAAACTGGTAGAGTCACCTCTCATCATTCCCTGACGAATAGTGTCCGAAAACCTAGCGTGAAATGCCTCTGAGCGTCTTGACCACCATTCTGCTGACTGCGCACCTTCAAATAAAGTATCTGATGCGATAGCCTTTAACATCTGCTTACTCATACCAACTGATGCTACTTTGAAATTGATTGATTTGTTTAGAGCTGATACTGCTTGACTCTCAGCAATAGATGCCACATTCGCTAATGTCTTAGCATGGGTCTTAGCTACTTGCTTATAGGTAGTCTTGATAGTCTCACGGGTTTGCTTCAATAAAGCCTTCATACGCTTTATCTTAGTCTGCTCACGTACAGCATCCACCATGTTTGAGTTCTGAATATCAGCCACTAGAGTTTTCTCTAGCCTTTTGAGTTGATTACGAACGTCTGCTTTTACTGATGCCTCAAGGCGTTGTAAATCTACAGAGTGTCCTGTAATCTCATCGAGTATTTTGTCATTGACTGACATTACTCAACTTCACCTGCCTGTACATCAATACGGTCTTTCTCATCTTCAATAGATGTCTCAGGGTCTAGTATCTCACCACGCTTCATATTATATAAGAATGTTTCATGACTAATACCACCTGATTGCCAAGCACCCATAAGTGATGTCATATCCTGTGCGTTAATCTTAGTATCAACAAAGTCAGTGTTAAGTTTAACTGTCACATCGCCTTTGATACCTTCCCATTCTGCCATAACCTGTAATGCTGTTTGGATTGCTTGCTCTACAGTCTTAACTGTTGACATAAGTGTTGATGCTTCAGCGTTTTGTCTTAGTCTTACTGTGTCCGCAGCTTCTATACCACTCTTCTGAGTTTGTAATAGTTGAGCGCCTAGAGATGCCATCATTGAACGCTTCTCGTCCATAGCTACTTCTAGTGCTTTCAGTCCTTGACCACTGAACTCTAGGTAGCCTACCTTTGATTGCTCATTAGGTAGAATCCATGCTGTTCCTGAACCGATTGATAATTCACTATCACCATCAATGCCTGTAACGTAAGGCGTAGGTAATGCTGTGAAATGACGACCGTGTTCTAAGTCTGCTGATGTTCTGTAAAGCGATAAGCCTGTATCTGCTAAAGATAATAATGAAGGCTTACTTGGCTCTAGGTTGAACCCATCACCACTTACCGCAACAAAAGGTACACCGTCTAATCCGTCACCACGCATGGTAGGGTAAATCTCTTCTACAACACTCCAACCTTTGTTATCACGCCAAATACGGACAACATACTTACCGTCTTCGTCTTTAGTAAGCTCTCTGTACTGAATAGCGTACTCTGACTTGTATCTGTCTTTAGGGTCAACCTTGCGATATGTCTCTTGTAATACGACAGTATCATCAATCCAGTTTGTAATCTGTTCTGTTGTATAGCCTGTTAAATAAGGACGCTCTTCGTTTCTATCTACTAGAACACCTTGTCTTCCCATCAATAACTGCTCTGACAACATCATTGAGATGAAGTCATTTAGTGATACGCCTGTACCTGTAATGTCTTGGAATAACTCTTCTAGCTTAGGAGATGCTTCAATGATAGGGTCAACTCGCATAACAGCGCCAATCAATCCTGACACAGTTCTTTCAATACCGTTGTAATATACGCCTCTAAGTCTGTAAGCGTCATACTGTGCCTTGTCCTGACCACTTAATTTAGGTAGATAATCCACCCCTTTTGATTTGATTGCGTCACTACCATCAAAAGAGTCTCTGATTCTTGTCCATTGGTTTGATGCTTCTACATAATACGGATGTTTTGATTCAATTCCCATTTGTTACACTCCTATAACTCTTGCTAGTTTTGGTTTGCCCTTACGCTTAATCATAGGCTGTAGGGCGTATCTTAATGCGTCTATATAATGATTGTCTTTATCAACAATTGTCGGCAATATGTCTTCAGTCAATCTATCTATCTTATAACTGTATCTTACAAATTCGTTTGCGGTTTCCATACACCTTGTATGAATATGAACTTTACTAAAACTTCTGATGTGTTCAATACCGTCTTCAACACTGCCTGACCACTTATGAACCGACTCAATTCTATACCCTTGTCTTCTGACAAAAGAAATAGACTCAGGTCTGGCGCTGTCCGCCCTTATTGTATATTGTTTTGCATTAGGTATGGAGTCAATTAAGGCATAAGTATTGTCTAACTCTACCTGTACACCACCTGCTTCATAATCAATCCATAGGTCATTACCTGTGATATAACATCTTAGCACTACAGTAGGGTCTTGAGAGAATCCCCAGTCTAATCCATAGTAGAAAACCATCTCATTAGGCGTGTCAAAGTCCTCTACTACAAACTTACCCTTGAATATCTGAGCGTCTGATGCTGTCTTACACTCGCCTTCCCAAATATGTAAGTAGTCATCGTAATCTAATTCACGTTGATACTCCATCTCAGTACGCAACTCATCACTGAAGTAAGGGTTAGCATCCCAGTTCACCTTTACAGTTATTTGGTTGTCTCGCTGATTAACAATGAAACGCTGATAGGTTGGGTCTGTTTCTAGGTTCGGGTTGAAGGCAATCCATATCTGTGAGCCTTTCTTTCTTATTGTCGGAATCAACACATCCCATGACGCACTACTAATCTTCTGCGCCTCTTCTACCCAACAAATATCAATGCCTTCTAATGATTTGATTTGCATCGGGTCATGCTTCAATCCATGAAAGAGAAACTCTGTGCCATTAAGCCCATAGATAGAGTCTCTAGTAATACGGTAGAACCTTTCTAGTTTGTTTTCCTGAATACATGTCACTAATAGCTTATGTACTGAATCTCTGATTGAGCCTTGGACTTCACGGGTACACAATATTCTTAGTGGTGTCTTGATGCCTCTCTGTAATAACGCTATAGCGAAACCCCATGACTTTCCACCACCACGCCCACCATAGAACACTTTATATCTACTAGCCTTGAATAGTGGCTTAAAAGCTCTAGGCAATTTAAAGACGTTATCTTTTTTCTCTAACCTCTTTTCTTTTGCCTGTTGCTTGTCTTCACTCAAAGTCAGCATCAGGGTCTACAAATTCAACCACAAAGTTCATATCCATGTCACCTTTGATGTCTAACTCTTGCTTATCGCCCCATCCACGGTCTCTACCTTGACGCTTCAAAACTGTTTCACATGCTTTAAACTTAATAGCCTCATTGTCAGACCTCATCATTTCGTCC